CTTGATGGCCACCGCAGCCAAGCTGCGCACGGGCACCGCGCCTGAGCTGGCGTCAATGGTCGCTGGCATCGTCAACCAGTTTGGCGTGGGCCGGTTTGGCAACGGGTTCATTCAGGCGCTAGACGCAGCGTTAGCTGGCCAATATCCATTGGTGGACCCCCAACAAGCGGCCATGGAACAGGCGCTTGAGCAACGCCTAGCGCCCATGCAAAACATGTTGACTCAATTTCAACAGGCTCAGTACGCGCAGCAAGAACGTGTGACCCAAGAGGCACAGTCTGAGGTCGAGCAGTTCTTGACGCGCGCCGAGTTTGGCGAGGATGTGCGCGAGGACATGGCCGATTTGATGGAGGCAGCCTCCCGCCGCGGGCAAAACGTAACCTTAGAGGAAGCGTACAGGAAGGCTTGCATTTTGAACGACCATGTGCGTTCAGTGTTGCAAGGTCGGCTGCAGGCTCAAGACGCCCATCAAACCACCCAAGCCGCTCAGCGCGCCCGGTCAGCCGCGGTAAGCGTGTCGGGCGCTGCCCCCAAAGGCGCCATGCAGCAGCCGGCAACCGATATTCGGTCTGCGATTGAGGCGGCTATTGTGCAAACGTCAAGATAGTGCTAAATTGACACTACTAGGCAGCAAAAAACTGCCTTTGGTGTGCCCAAGCACCCCAGCCACCGCTGACTCCAAGGAGACGCCTTTGGCGTCCCACCCTGCCGCAGACGGACTGAAACGGTTCGCAGGCGCATCTGATCTTGGCGGGCGCAAGCCCATTATCCAATTCAGATGGAGATTTCATCATGGCTTTTCCCAATGTCACTGACATCGTCGCAACGACGATTCAGTCCCGTTCGCGTCAAATCGCGGACAACGTCACTAAAAACAATGCGATCCTGACGCGCCTCAACCAGCGCGGCAACGTCAAGACCATTAGCGGCGGAAACGTAATCTTTGAAGAACTGTCTTTTGCTGAAAACGCAAACGGCGGTTTCTATAGTGGTTACGACTTGCTGCCAGTGGCTGCATCGGACGTGATTTCAGCAGCAGAGTTCAACATCAAGCAGTACGCAGTTCCGGTCGTTATGAGCGGCCTCGAGATGCTGCAGAACAGCGGTCAAGAGCAGATGATTGATCTGCTTGAGGGCCGTTTGAACGTGGCTGAAAGCACGATGATGAACCAGCTATCGCAGAGCATCTACTCTGATGGCACTGGTTCGGGCGGTAAAGAGGTGACCGGCCTTAACGCCGCAGTCCCCAGTGATCCCACCACTGGAACCTACGGCGGCATCAACCGCGCAACCTTTTCGTTTTGGCGCTCCAAGCTGTACGATTTCAGCGTCAGTGCGGGGGGTCCGGCCACATCAGCCAACATTCAAGACGGCATGAACAACCTGTGGGCGTCGACAACCCGCGGTGCTGATCGTGTTGATTTGATTATGATGGACACCGCCTATTGGGCCCTCTACATGGCGAGTTTGCAAGCGCAGCAGCGCTTCACGAGCCCAGAGTCTGGAAACCTCGGGTTCCCGTCAATCAAATTCATGGACGCCGATGTGGTGCTGGACGGTGGTATTGGCGGGTTCTGCCCGGCCAACACTGGGTTCTTCCTCAACACCAAATACATCAAGTGGCGCCCGCACAAGGACCGCAACATGGTTCCGCTATCGCCTGACCGCCGGTACGCGATTAACCAAGATGCGGCCGTTCAAATCGTCGCTTGGGCCGGCAATTTGACATGCTGCGGCGCTCAGTTCCAGGGTCGCCTGCAGAACTAATTGGTGGGCCTGTCGTGGGTCACCCTTCCCGAGGGATTGGGGTGACCCACATCCCTTGGGTTTTTTGAACTGAAAGGAAAACAAATGCCAGCGACATACGGAGCTGCGGTTTCCGCAGCAGCACCCGCGGTGGTGGACACCAACGCATCACAAGACACCGGCGCAGTTTCCGAGGGCATCGGCTTGATCGGAGCAGACGGCGTGAGCATTGGCGGCTCGCGCATTGGCGGTGCGCCAGGCACTGATCTCAAGTTTGAGACAAACGTCTAATCTTTACACCACAAGAAGGAAAACATTATGCAACCCACGACCCCCACTGTTTTTGGCGACATTCCGTTGCCTCAGCCAGACGAAAATCGCTATGCGCACGACGCGAATATGGTGACTGAGTTTTTTCGCAAGCCCGTCCACATGGAATTCAAAAGCCGTGAGGCTGGCCGCGCGATTTACGACGAGCGCGACTACATCCGCATTTACACGCCTGGTGACAAAACCAGCGTTTGTGAGCGTCCTGTCAGCACCTTGGACGAGCAGCGATTTGCTGACCGCTATGCCAAGTGGAAGGTTGGTCAGGAGCAAGCTGTGATGGGCACCCCGATCACGGTTATGCCTGGCATCACGCCGAGTAAAGCTGAAGAGTATCGCTATTTCAAAATTTTTACTGTTGAGCAACTTGCCGAGGCACCAGACAACCTCGGCCAGAAGTTCATGTCTTTTCAACAGGACAAACAGCGCGCCAAAGCATTTTTGCAAGTGGCAGCAAACAATGCGCCAATTGAAAAGATGAACGAGGAATTGGAAAAACGCGACGTTGAAATTGAGAACTTGAAGGCAATGGTTGAAGCGCTGCAAGCGCAAACCAAGCCGAGCCGACGCAACCTCGCGCCGAGTACGGACGCTAGCTGAAGACGGGGGCGGGGATGGCCTTCCAAATTGTCAACGAATCAACGCTGTCGGCCATCGTTCAAAACGTGGCCTCAATGGTGGCCTTCCCCGTTCCCAATGACCCCGCAGGGTCTGAGGACCCTGCCGTGCAGCAGATGGTGCAGGCGGCCAACATGGCCGGCAATGAGCTGCTGTCGATGTTTGATTGGCAGGAGCTGATCAAACGCCACCTGATGACGATTCAGGCATCTGAGGCCAATCAAAAGGAACGCGCGTTTGATCTGCCCGAGGACTTGTTTAAGTGGCTCGACCAGACCAACTGGAACGCCACGACGCAATTTCCGTCGCTCGGTCCAGTGTCGCCGCAGATGTGGCAGCAGCTGTTGATTCGCACGACGCTGCCCACCCTGTCGTTTTACTGGCAGGTGCGCGACAACAAGATTTACGTGTTGGCGCCGCCAAGCTCGCCACAGACGATGGCGGTCTACTACTTGTCCGCTGGCTGGGTCCGCGATCAAAACGACGTTACCCTGTACAAGAACCGGCTTACCCAAAACGGCGATGTGTCCCTGCTGGATGCGACTGTCATTACGCTCTACTCGCGCGTGAAGTGGCTTGAGATGAAGGGCCTTGACAGCAGCGCTGCGATGCGCGACTTCAACATCAGTTTTGAAAACCGCAAAAACACCGAGAAGGGCGCGCCAGTTTTAAGCATGACGCGAGACTTTCGGTTTCCGTACATCCAGCCGCTCATCAACACGCCTGACACGGGCATGGGAACTTGAACCATGCCGCTTGTTCCAATCAAGCCTTTGTCGACTCCGCGCAAGGCTGCCGCCGCACAGGTCGCGCAGTCGAGCATCATTCCTGCGCCTGTCGGCGGCTTGAATTTCCGCGATCCGATTTCAGCCATGGCGCCCCAAGATGCGTTGGTGCTGACAAACATGATCCCGCGGCAGCAGGGCGTGGAACTGCGCAAAGGTTGGCAGGCATACGCTAACGCAGTCACTGTTTCAGGCGTGCCGCAGGCGGTTGATTCGCTCTTCAGTTACACCGCCCCCAACTCGGCCAACAACAAAGTGTTCATGGCCGCCAATGGAAACATTTACGACGTCACGGCCGGCGGCGCACCAAGCCTAGCTGTAGCAGCCACCGGCAGCACCGACGATGATTGGTGGACAACGCAGTTTTCAACTGCTGCGGACACGTTCTTGTTGGCCGTTTCCCCAGGCGCTGGATATTGGAGTTATTCGACGAGCAGCGGCTGGGTCAACCGCACCGCCAGCACGGTTGGCATGACCACCGCGGTGCGAACAGTGGCCGTATGGAAGCGGCGCGTGTGGTTCACGTTTGAGGGCAGCCCTAATGTGGCCTACATGGACGCCGTGGACGCGATCACGGGCAGCGTGACGTCGTTTCCAATGGGCTCAATCCTGCGCAACGGCGGTTATGTGTCGGCGTTGTTCAACTGGACGGTTGATGCGGGCTTCAGCGTCGACGACTTTTTGGTGGCGGTTGGCACCGAGGGCGACGTGTGCGTTTGGGAGGGCACTGACCCGACCAGCGCTGCAACTTTTAATTTGAAGGGTGTTTGGTACGTGGGCCCGGTGCCCAAATACGGGACCTTTTTTACGCCTTTTGGAGGCGATGTAATGATTGTCAGCGAGCTGGGCTTGGTTCCTGTCTCGCGCTTGATTACCGGCCAATACAGCCAAGATGTTCAAAGCAACGGCCCTGCGTCCAAGATTCAGTCGGTGTTTGCGCCGTTGGTGCGCAAGCTGAGAAATTTGCGCTACTTCAACGTGTTTGTGGTGCCCAGCTCTGAAGTGCTGGTGATCAAGCTGCCAAATGACGTCGGCACGTTCAGACAGTTTGCAATGAACGTCACCACAGGCGCATGGTGCGAGTTTGTAAACATTCCAATGCGTTCTGCAACCGTCATTGCTGGGCAGCTGTTCTTTGGCACTGACGATGGGTTGACTTGTAAAGGTTTGTTTGGCGACCGCGACGGCGTTGACTCGGTGGGCGCTGGCGGCAACTACGTCGAGGGCGACGTGCAGACAGCGTTTTCAAGCTTTGGTACCCCAGCGCAAAACAAAAAGTTTGGCATGGTGCGGCCAATTTTTATTGCGTTGGCGCCGCCTGCGGTCAAGGTTTCGGTCAATACGCAGTTTCAGTTTTCTGCGCCAGGCGGGGCGCCATTCTTCTTTGACGCAGACCCAGGCTTGTGGGATGCCGCAGAGTGGAACCAAGCAACGTGGACCGGCCAAAACACGTACCAAGCGTGGGCTGGAACGGCTGGCCTTGGCTATTACGGATCGTTGCGAATGAAGGTGCGCGGACTGCCGCAGACCATCTTCACCGCTGCGCACATGCTGACTGAACTTGGAGGAATCACGTAATGGCAACCGCACCAGCAGCATTTGAGTCTGCGCTGATTCAAGCCTTACGCGCAGCGTCGCCGGCCGCTAGCGGCAACCCTGGCCTGACCATGTACGAGAACGCACCTAACGGGGCGGGCGTTGGTCGCAGGATGCAGGTTGGCAACAACCTGTTTAACCCAACGCTGTCGCAGATGCCGACGATGACCGCGCCGCCGCTCAAGCCCTTCACAAACGACCAGGTTGGTCAGTCGATTTTTGAGTCGTACCAGCAGGGCTACAAGCTGCCGCAGATCCAGGCTGGTCTGCAGTCGCAGTACGGCGTCAAGCCGGAGCAGTTCAGCGACGCGTTGGACGACCGGCTTGGCCAGGCCATCTATGAGTCCTACCAGCAAGGCTTTAACGTCCCGCTGACCAAGCAGGGTTCAATGGAAAAGCTCGGGGCAACCGAGCAGCAGTTCAACAGCGCGCTAGACAAGCGTCTAGCGCA